CAATTACTCCGCCGGGGATCGAACCCGGTTAACCCTGCAAATAACGTGCAGCGGAGTAGTTTAATTACTTTGTTTTCTCGTCCGCCGTGGCAGCGAGGATATCGCCGCCGTTTTCTTTGGCGATTTTCTCCCGATCTTCCGGGGTTTTGATCGGCAGCATATCAATCCAGATATCGCCGATTTTCTTTGATTTCTTCGCCGAGCCATCGGGCGCGTATTCGGTGATTTTATATATGTCCCATCGGGCGGTACGCATCGTATTTCTTTCTTTAATTAGTCGGCCAGGGAGCGGAACCACTCTTCGAATTTATCACCGGGAAGAATCCGCTGCATCCGCTTGATTGTTTCGTAAAGGGTAGCGATTTGATCCTTTTCGGTAAAGGTGCCGTCGAGAATCCGCGTCTCGCGCGTTCCTAAATCCGTGAGCTTTTCCACGGAATTGGCGATCATCTCGGGCGCCTTCGCCTGATCGGTTATTACTTGCGCGCGCTTCGCCTGGAGGGTTTTAATCTCGTCGTCGATTTCCGCGATGCGCACGTCCCCGTGATCGGTAACATAATTAAAGTGCGAAACAATCGCGTTATGCGCGCCGATTTCTTCGCGCGTGGATTCGAGAAATGATTTTGTCTGGGCTGGGGAGGTCATTTATTAACCTTTCGTGAGCGAGTTCTTTATTAAACTCGGTAAAGGATTGAAACAGAAAACCGACTAAACAGTATAGCACCTGAGCGGCGCCATTCAAGTTATTTAATGAAGACCATAAACCCTTGCGGTGTAACGACTTACGCCAGTTCCCCGGCTGGGACGCGATATGGGCATTCTTTAAGTAATCGTGGCCCATTGTTTAAACAAATGACGTGAATGTCTATGACAAAGCGGATGCTTGGGACGTGAGTAAAATATCGCCCTCTGTAGTGGGAGAGCAACCCCCATTACCGTTCCATTTAGGTGCGGGCACCCTCCAGTTTCTATGCCTGTTAGGGTAGGGTTTTGTTACCCCCCAGGGGGAAGGTAAGTAGTTAGTATATATGACTATAGGTACTTTCGGTAATAATAGATTGACATAGACAATACGGTAAAAGGTACGTTGATACCCTAACAAGCGTATCTTGAAGAGAGGAATTTTATGGCAGGGGTAGTGTCCGCAATGTCGTAGACAAACCAGTTCAACATTAAACAAACCAGTTCTGGACCTGGTTCTAAACCAAGTTCATTGCAGGCGTGTCGCTGACGCAGGGCCATTAGTTTAAACGACGGAGGAGCAGCGCCGTGCGTCTTACGTTGCGCTATTTAATAATGCGACGGAGGAGCCGTGTTCACTCGGACGCAATTATTACTTTAAGCGACGGAGGAGCACCGCCGTGCGCCTTTTCCTGGGGCCATTACTTTAAGCGACGAAGGAGCGTGCCCGTGTTCATGACGGCGCGCGATTAAATAATGCGACGAAGGAGCCCGTGCGCGTGTCTCTTTTCTTTGGCGTGCGCGTGTCTCTTTTCTGGGGCGTGCGCGTGTCTCTTTTCTGGGGCCATTAAAAAATACGACGAAGGAGCAGTTCCGTGTCTCTTTCCGCGGACCATTAAAAAATACGACGAAGGAGCGTGCGCGTGCCCGTGCCTCTTCGCGCATAGAACGCGCGCGCCGGGGCGGGGCAAATCCGGGGCGCGCGGTTGAGAATGGGTCTCAATACCGACGCGCTGCAAAGTACTCCGCGCTGCAAAGCACTTCGCGCTGTAAAGCACTTCGCGCTGTAAAGCACTTCGCGCGGTAATTGAGACCGGATCTCAATACCGACGCGCTCGCGCTTGCAATTAATATGCCGAAACCCGCGCGCAAAAAAGAATGCGCCCGAAACAGGGCACTTTTTTGAGCGCCGCGCGTAGCGCCCCTCAGAACGATTCTAAGCGCTCCGGATTCTAAATGACCCAGACCCCGCATTATAAATCCGCAGCGTTTCAGGGGTTTTGGCACGGTCATTGCTACGCGCGACGCGCGCGCACGATCTACTGACGCGACGCGCCGATTTGATCCGGGGCGCTGATCCGGGGTCGATCCGGGGCGCTGATCCGGGGTCGATCCGGGGTCAAAAAGAAACCGTTTCGAATTCTCATTTAGTACTTCCTATCCTGAGGAGCTTCCTTTAGTATCCCTCTGTCGGACGGGGTTAAACTCCCTGGTAGCGATTTGTCAGCGCGACCGACTACAGCAAAAGGAAGTTTGGGCCCGGGGTACCGGGGCGCGCGTAAACCGCGTTCCACTTGAGCGGGCCCGTAGGGCACGGTCACCATTCCTGATCACGCAAGCGGCGCAGGAAGCAACGACCATAGAGCCCGGCCCAATGCGAATCGACGTTATCCTCAAGCGCTTCAAGTGCACGCCGGATATCGATCCGCATTGGGGGCATAGAAGAATCTACTGTCGTCCACTTCAGAGGGATCGAATTCGATGCGCTTGGTAGCGCGTCATTTCTCGCGCCAAGGGGCGCAATACTCTGGAGTGTACGATGACAGTAGAAACCAACGAAACCGCCACAGGGCGCAAGGGCAGGCCGAAGAAGCCGCCCTATGACGTTTCCACGGCACAGGATGCCGATGGGAACGCTGTTCCTCTTGAGGATGGACGCCTTACGGCGATCCCGCTCAATTGGAGCGCGTCGGATGCCGCGCTGAAACGCGCATACTTCCATCCGCCTACGGGGACGAAGGGCAAGCTTCTTTTCTGGAGCGCGCTGGCCCACTGTGAAGACCGCATCTCGGAAATGCACGCCGCGAAAGCGGAAGCGCACCGGGAGAAGGTCGAGAACAATGGGATCGTCGATCCGGTCAAGAGGGCTGACAAGAGCATCAAGAGCGCCCTTAAGGCGCTCGCTGTTAACCCGTTAACCATGACGGGAGATGAGGCGCTCGCGCTCATCTTGAAAGCAGCTAACAGCTAAACGCGGTTTCGTTTCAACCAGAGGGGTGCGCGATACCAAGCGCGCCCCTCGCCCCTTTTCTCCTCGCGCTTCCAATTTTGAGCGCGGGATTGAGGAAGTAGGAGAACCCCAACTATGGGTTTCACTTTTCATTTTGAACGCATCGCATCTTCGGAAGGCTGCTCCGTTTGCAGGCTGTATATGGTGCAGCCGAACGGGAAGCGCATCTTTCTGACGCGGGGCTGGGTTTCATACTCAGACTGTGTTGAGGTTTACCGCGCCATCAAAGCGGCGGTAACCGCGTTGCAACCACTATGTGGTTTTTCGCTGCTCGCCCCTACTGAAGCACAGTGGGAAGCGTTCAACGCGGCACCACAGGTGAACCGCTAACGGCGGTAGATCAGGGGCGCGCGCTTAGCGGCGCGCGCCCCGCATCTTATACCCTGCGCGCAATTGGGCGCGCAGTTGTTCGGAGCATAGAAGTATGAGAATTCATAAGCACGAAGCACGCATTGCAGAGTTGGAATCCCAACTATGGGAAGCGCGAGATGAGCGCGACGAAGCGCGCAAGATCGCGCAGGATGTTGACGCGCAAGCGTACGAAGATCAGACGGAGCGCGACGAAGCCGAAAAGGAACGCGCGATGCGCGAACGTGATTGCGCCACAGCGCGCGAGAACGAAGCGAACGCGCTTCACGATATGGCGCGCGCCGAAGGTCGGCGCGACGTCTGGAAGGAACGCGCGCAGCGGTATTGGCGCATCGTCGAGCAGGCGCGCGCCGAGCGCGACGACGCGCGCGAGAACTGGTGTAACGCGCAGAACCGCGCAACGTATCTGCTCGCGGAAGTACACAGCGCACAGCGCGATACTGAAGCGCGGTTTGGAGCATAGAAGTATGAACGCACCATCTGAAACAGGTAGCGCGCCGCGCGGCGCGTCCTACGGCCCCCAAGTTTTCCGCGATGGGGGCGCGCCGCGCGGGTTTGAGCGGCATGACCCGGCACACTGTGACGCGCCGCGATGCGAGACACGCGCGACGCGCCGCAAGCGCGAGCGCGAGCGCGCCATCTCGCGCCGCGCCGAACGCGCGTTCAAGACGCGCCAACAATCGCGCGACGATCACGATTACGATCACGATCACGATCACGATCACGATCACGATCACGATCACGATCACGATCACGATCACGATCACGATCACGATCACGATCAGCGATGATCGTCAACCCCTGGAGCGATTCAAACCGTGTGCCAAACGCGGAATTGATCGCTCCAGGGGGGTCGCCCCGAAAGGGGTTATGACCGTTGAAAAAAGAAAGAAATAGTTTTTTCGGTTGTCATAACCCCCGTGCCACCAGGGGTTTACGGCAGTATGCGATGCAGCCTCTACGTGGAAACGCAATTCGCTTCAAGAAATTGTGTGTCTTAAACACGTTGATTAATCTGGAGCAGGGCATTTTTTAACTAAAACTTAGAGTAACAGATCAGCACGATAGTTATTTTTCTACTAGTCTCTTGCACCTCTCTTCATCCTATGATACAAAGCTACTAGAGGCGTCTTGCCTCCGAGATCCCTGGGTATGGGAGCGCATTTGTGTCCGAAGTGCAATTATTAACCAGCCACGATATTACATTATTTTGTGATACTTGGTACTTAACTAAAAACTTTCATCAAGCCTGCAAAGCAATTGGACGGCATAGGGAATATGTTGAGATCGCAATCGAGAGACAGGAGTCTTTTAGAACTGCGTTAGTCCGATGCCAGGAAAGAGCGGTTGATGATATTGAAGCTACGATCATTGATCGGGCTGCAAATGGTTGGCAAGAAGAAGTTTACTTTAAAGGCGAGTGCGTAGGATCAAGGACAGTGTATTCACCGACCTTAGCGTTAAAGGTGTTGCAGGTCAAGCGGCAGTCTTGGCGTGAAATGGAAGATAACTTAGATATCGCTGGAACATTAAAGCAAATTATTCAAGGCATGGATATCTCGGTTCCAAAAGTATATCAGATTGAAAATGTTAACTGATAGGTGGTACACTTTAAGACCGCATGAAGGGCAAGCAAAACTGTTCCATTCAGGAGCGCGGTTCCTGGTTGCAGCATGTGGGCGAAGATCGGGGAAGACTGAGTTAGCGAAAAGAAAAGGCGTTCAACTTAGTTTAGCGATACCAAGAACAAACGGAAGATTTATGTTTGCTGCTCCAACGCGAGGGCAAGCAAAGGAAATTTTCTGGGAAGACTTAAAGTTATTAATGCCTTCGGCAGCGGTTGACACCATTTACGAAGGTACTTGTACCATCAAACTAAAGAATGGTAATCGTGTTCTAGTGGAGGGATTAGACAGACCACAGAGGATCGAGGGAAGCCCGTTAGATTGGATATGCGTGGATGAGTGCGCGGACGTAAGGGAAACCTCATTCAATAGGCATATTCGACCAGCATTAGATACTGTTGGTAGGCCAGGAGCGGCTTGGTTAATTGGGGTTCCTCGTGGTAGGGGTTACTTCTACAAGATGTTTCTGAAAGCGCAAGAAGCAGCTAACGTAGATTGGGAAAGTTATTCTTGGCCTAGCTCGGATATCCTCTCCCCGGAAGTTATTAGTGCTGCACGGGCTGACCTTGATCCTCTGACTTTTGCTCAGGAGTATGAAGCTACTTTCTTAAATCCATCTGGAAGAGTTTACTATACTTTTGATCGAGGTGTCCACGCAGCTAGAGCATTAGCTTATGACGACAGGTTTCCACTTATATTCTGCTTCGACTTCAATGTTGATCCCGGAATTGCTTTGGTATGTCAGGACCGCCCATGTGACGAGGAAACGCCGGGAATTGTTACCCACTGTATCGGTGAAGTCTATATCGAAAACGACTCGAACACCGAAAGAGTTTGTAATAAATTGGTTGAGTCCTGGGGCCACCATAAAGGAACGATAGAGCTTTATGGGGATGCTTCAGGAGGCGCAAGAAAATCATCTGCTACAACGGGCACAGATTGGGATATAATCAAAGAAGTGCTTAGGTCAGCAGGTTTGCAGATCAAGACACGAGTTCCGAGAAAGAATCCTGCGGTAAAAAGTCGTGTTAATGCGATGAATCGGAGAATTCTCTCAGGAGCTTCTTATGTTCAATACGGAGATCAAATTCAGATAGATTCCTCTACTGCGAAACCTAAATTATTGGTAGACCCTTTTACTTGTTCTCATCTAATAAATGACTTAGAGGGTGTGTCAGTAATTCCTGGTTCTGCTGGAGAAATAGATAAGAAAAGTGATCTTAGCTTAACTCACTTAAGTGACGCACTGGGTTACTTTGTTCATCAGAAATATCCAATTAGAACAGTGAAAACCTCATGGTCGCATTAGATTTGTAAGATGCGCGGATTATTCGTTGGTTTCTATTAAAAAACGGCTCCAGTCGGAAACGCAGTACCCCATGTCGCTTTGCCTTGTTTCCGCGCATCTTACTTTTAACCCATCATCAGCCAGATGCCTAATAACGACGGAGAATTTCGAGGAGCTACTACTGCTCAGATTGAATTTTTGAAGGATCAACTTCGAGATATTCGAGTGGATTTGAAAGAGATATCTGTAGTGTTGTCTGATCTTAAAGATTTTAAAACTAAGGTATTAGCTTATGCTGCGCTTGCGGCTGCGGGAGCTACATTTGGAATTCAATTCCTTATGGATAGGCTGAGTGACTGAAATGGAAACTTCTCCCGCACAGCGGATAAGTTTTTATAAGCGTGTGCTTCAGCTTCTAGGCTTTAGTTCTAACGGCACCTGCAAGAGTTCTATTACTGAGACCATTGATCGTATGGATCAGATGGAACAAAGGATGGGAAAAATAGAAGCCGTTACAATGAGTTGGTCGATGGAAGAACTTACTGAAGAACAGAAGAAGGAAATGGGTTTAACAGAGTAATGTGGGGCTGGGTAAAACCGTTCTTAGCGTTCCTAATCCCTTTCTTATTTAAGAAGAAAGAAGTTAGTGCGAAAACATCTGCTAGGGTTTCTCGTAGCCTGCGTGATAAGTTTAGGGTTTACGTCTTGCGGTCTAACCGAAAATCCAAGAGTAGTTCTGGTGCCACCGATAACGATAGTGAATGGGACACCTACGAATCTTATTAAGATTGGACCGGGAGTAATGGGGCGCATTTATATTAAGGTTGGCGATAAGTGGGTTCTTTCTGATAATAAAGTAGTAATCCCCGAGGGCTGGTTTGCAGCACCTCTCGACGTGGATGACCAATAGTAGTGACATGGAACCTATTGAAGTTATTTGGACGATTGGTGGTGAAGAATGGCTAGTTACCCTAAGTCGAAATCCTCAAAGCAAGCTCGATACCTTCTCTCAGGAGGTTCACCACTTACTTCCAAACAGAGAAAAAAGCTCAAGAGTGAGCTTAAATCAGGTAAAGTTAAAATCAAAAGGAAGCGAAAATGATAAGCGCATTATGGGGAGCCCTTAAAGGGATATTCGGTTCCAAGAAGTTTGTAGCCGGTCTTGCAGGTGTCGTCGTTGGAGTAGTAGGTAAGTTCGGTTGGGACCTTCAAACTGATGAAATCATAGCTATTCTTTCACCTTTAATGGTAGCCATTACTGGTCAAGCGGTTGCTGATATTGGTAAGGAAAAGGCGAAGATAACTAACGGTTCATAGAGATTGTAATGAGTCCTCAAGCACAGAATTTTGATAGCTATGGTTCTTATGTTAGAACCTTAGATGCCAAAACAAATCAGATCCCCGATCAGGGTCCAGGTACTCCTTCCATTCCTTATTTAGAAATGGATGAGAAGTGGGTCTTAATTTCTGATTTGCTTGGGGGCACTGGGGATATGCGTGATGCCGCAGAACTCTGGCTTCCTCGTGAAGAACGGGAAACTTGGATTCAGTATCGCGCAAGGCTGGGACGTAGTTTCCTTTATAATGCTTATGCCAATACTGTGGATCGTGTAGTAGCAAAGCCTTTTAGTAAGAATGTAATATTAAAAGGTGAAGAGAATCTTCCCGAGCAACTTGCTTTTTTAGAAACGGACTCGGATGGGCAAGGAGGGGATATAACCCAGGTTGCTCGGGAACTTTTCGAGTTAGGCGTGGCCTATGGGATATCTTATCTCTTTGTAGATTATCCTTATGTTGAAGGTATAAACCTTGCTACGCAAAGACAAAATAGAATCCACCCATATTTTGTGGTAATACATCCGCGTGATTTAATTGGGTGGCGTACTGAAAAGAATCCCGCAACTGGCCGACCTGAAGTTGTAGATGTTAGAATCAAAGAAGAGTTAATTACTCCTGTTGGTGACTACGGGGAGGAGAAAAAGGAGTTAATTTTCTGTTTCCGTGGGGATGGGACTTGGACTCGTTTTATGTACGAGGACCAGGATGATGCTTGGACTGTGCATAGTGAGGGTACACACACTTATCCTGGTGTACCCGTGATTCCCTTCTATACACATAAGATGGGACCGATGTTAGCCGAGCCTTCCTTGATGGATTTAGCTTGGTTAAATCTCTGTCATTGGCAGAGCTATTCAGATCAAAGAAATATTCTTCGTATTGCACGGATGCCGATTCTTCATCAGGCAGGTGTTACAGAAGAAGAATTAGAAGAACCGATTACTCTTGGTCCCTTTAATGCCGTTCGTTCTATTGATCCTGATGCGAAAATGTCTTTCGTTGAACATTCAGGAAAAGCTATTGGAGCGGGACGGGACGATTTAAAAGACCTTGAGATTCAAATGGAAGTTCTGGGTATGCAGCCTTTCGTGCAGCCCGCTGTGAAATCTAGAACTGCAACTGAGGTTGTGGGTGTAGAGTCTCGTACAATGACTACAATCCAGGCGTGGATTCGTGGTCTTGAAAATGTAATGGAGACTGCATATCTGTTTGCTGCGACTTGGGTGAATGTTGAGCTTCCCGAAGATTTCGGGGTTGACGTGTTTAACGAGTTTGGATTGAGCTTTAAGTCTGAGCAGGATATCCGTGCTTTAGATGCGGCTCGTATGCGTGGGGATATTTCCCATACTACTTACTTGCGTGAGTTGAAGAGGCGTGGTATTATCTCCGATGATATTTCGGTTGCACAGGAAGTCGAGGATAAATTAAGACTTCAAGAACCTCTTGTTGCTGAAGCGCCGCCGACGCAGGATTTAGGTGGAGGCGAACAAGATTTCTCTGTTGATATGCAGTTAGGAACAGTGTAATGTCAGTAGGAACTGATTTACAAACTGCTACATCAAGTATTTTAACTGACTTGGGTTTGAGTGCTACTTATAACTCGATTGCGAAAGTGGGTGATCCTACTACGGGTGATGTAACTGAGACAGTAGGGGCGGCAGTTTCTACTACAGTAACTCCTCCTGCTCCTTATCTTACAGAAGGTATGCAGGCTTCTGATACGATAAGGATAAATGATATTCGTACTTTCTTGCAATATACTGCTGTGAATTCTCCGGGTGTCGGAGATAGAGTAACTTTAAACAGCATTGACTATAATATAATCAGTGTGTCGCCAGTATACGCTGGTGATGACATTGTTTTGTTTGAACTTCAGTTACGTTAAATAGGGAATGGTATGGCTATTAAAGCACTTGTAACTTCAGAGGAATATGTGGGAATGCCTGCTGAGATGCAAGCATTTTATCAGCCTTCTCCGACTTCAGATGAACTCTATCGTTTAGAGGTTGAATCTGTAGATGGTTGGGGTCTTGATGATACGATGGGGCTTAAGAAAGTCTTGGCAGAAGTTAAGGACGAGCGGACGAAGCTGCGTTCACAATTAAAAGATCAGCGCGAGTCGCTGGAGGGTCACGATGTTGCAGACCTACTGACCCGTGCGTCTAAGGCTGATGAAATGCAAAATTGGAGTCCCGAGGATAAGGTTCGGGAACAGATTGCATTAGAAGTCAGTAAGATTAAAGAGAAGTATGATCGGGATATGGGTGAGTCTAAGACTCGTTCCGATTATCTTTTGGGGCAATTAAATACTGCTATGATTAAGTCCGAAGCTGTTTCAGCTATCAGGGCTCATGGCGGTTCAGCAGAGTTATTACTTCCTATTGTTGAAGGTCGTACTAAGTTAGAGGAAACGGAGGAGGGTTTTCAGGCTCGGGTTTATGGGCCTGACGGCGTTCCGCTTCCTACTAATAAGGCGGGTAGCCATGATCCGATGGGAATTAACGAATTTGTCGGTGAAGTTTTGAGAACGGATGAGCGTTATGCTCCTGCGTTTTCTGGAGCGGCAGCTACAGGAAGTGGTGCTGTTTCGAGTAGCGGGAGGCCCGTAGCCTCAAAGAATCCGGCTGTTTTCTCCGCCAAGGATATGAGAGATCCTGTGGTGTATCAAGCAGCTAGGGAAGCGGCGGAGAAGTCGGGTAGACCTCTTCAGATGATCGGTGAGACTCCCTGGGAAGGGAAGACTCCTTAGTAGTTAACTACTTGATTAGAAAGAGGTCTTAAAATGGCGGCAGTTAGTACAAATGTCTTAGGTGCGTTTAATCCGATTTTTTATGCACAGGAAGCCCTTATCCAGCTTGAGAAGGCTTTGGGTATGGCTGACCGTGTTTACATGGGTTACAACGAGGAGCGAAAGGCTTTCCGTAAGGGCGATACGATTAACATTCGTAAGCCGTCTGTTTTTACGGCGGATGATGCTCCTACTTCAGCGGCGCAGAGTGTAGTCACGCAAACCGTAGCGATGACTCTCGATTCCTGGCAGGAAGTTCGTTTCGCGGTTAGCGATCAGCAGCTTGCCTATACCCAGGATCGGATTATTGAAGATCATATCCGTCCTGCGGCGTATGCCTTAGCGACAAAGATCGACTCAGATTTGTGCGCTCTTTATAAGGACGTTCCCACAACTCAGGGTTTGGCGGCAACTGCGACTGTTCTGGAATTAGTTGGTGCCCGTGAGAAGATGTTTGCCAACGACGTGGATATGAATGTTGGTAATCTTCACATGATGTTTAACGGTGCTGTTGAAGCTGATTACTTAGGGCAAGAAGCCTTTAGTCAGTCTCAAGGCGCTGGAAACATCGGTGTTGAAACGCAGCGTAATGGTTATCTTGGCCGTAGGTATGGTTACGAGATTTTTGCTAACCAGAATGTTCCGTCTCATACCACAGGTACTATCACTGGTGGTACTCCGCTTCTTAGTGCAGCTTGTGATAAGTATGCTACCTCTGTTACGATTGATGGTGGTGCTAGTGGAACTTTATTAGATGGTGACCGTTTTACCATCACTACTGGTACTACAGT